ACGATGCCCGAGGTGTCGTGGTCGCAGTTCATTCGGAACGTCGGCACGGCGATCCTGTTCGCGTGGGCGGCGGGCTATCACGCGAAGAAGTGGGGCGTCCTCACGACTCGGAAGCGGCAGACGGGTAGCATCCCGGTCGTCAAATGAGTTGCACCCATCCGTCCCCGAACCACAACACGCGGGGCGCACAGGCGGTCAAGGTCATCGTCCTTCACGCGGACGCCAGCCCGAACGAGAAGGGGTGCCTCTCGTGGCTCCAGTCGAGCGAGTCGAAGGTGAGCTACCACGCGCTCGTCGGGCGTGACGGGAAGGTTTACACGGTGGTCCCGTATGATCGCCGGGCGTGGCACGCGGGCAAGAGCGAGTGGAACGGCCACAAGGACGTCAACGGCGTCTCGGTGGGCCTGTGTTTCTCGAATAAGAACGACGGCAAGGAGCCGCTGACCGAGGCGCAGCAGAAGGCGATGAAGGCGTTGATCGCGGACGTGCGCCGGAAGTACGGGCAGATCCCAGTGACGACTCACGCTCGCGTCGCGCCGGGGCGGAAGAACGACCCCGAGCACGTCCCCGGATTCGTCCTTGCGGACTACGAGTAGCGTGGCGCTGGCGCTCCTCCTGCTGGCGCTGGTCGCCCTCGGGGGCTGGTGGGTCGGTCGGGGGTCGGTGCCGAACTATGCGGCCCGCGTTGATAGCTTGGTAACCGTCGCCGATTCCCTGCGGGGCGTGGCGGGCCGTCAGCGGGCCGCGACCGACACGGTGGTCCTCCGACTCCGAGAGGCGGGACATCGGGCCACAGACGCCAACCTCGCGCTCGGAAACGCCCTCGACACGGCACGGGCCGCGCTCCAGACGGACTCGGTGCCGGTCTTGCGTCAGGCGTTGTCGGACGTTGTCGCACGGGCCGAGGCATATCAAGTCGAGGTCTTGACATATCAGGCGCAGGTGGACACTCTTGTCAAGGCGCACCTTGCCGAGCGTCAAGCTACCGCGCAACAGGTGGACGCGTTACAGGCGGTGGTCGACGAGCAGGCACGGGCGCTGGAGGCGGGGCGCTGCTCGACCTTTTTCGGGCCGTGTCCGACGCGGTGGCAATCGTTCGCCCTCGGGGGTCTGGTGGCCGCTGTCGTCTTGGCGCTATTGTAGGAGATGCCCTGTATGCCAGAGTGTGTGCGCGTGTTCTGCCCGTCGTGCGAGGGTGAGAGCCGCGACCCGACGAACCCCGCCTGCGAGGATTGTATGTGCGGGGGCCACATCGACATCAACCGCAACGCGGACGGGTCGGTCCCAGCCTGTCATCCCGACGGACGGGTGGTCCGTGAGTGGGTCGATCGCCTGCTCCCCGAATGGGTGCTCGCAAAGACCTGACCGCGTGGACCCTCCGCGAGCTTGAGCGGCTCGCGTCCCTCTCCGCGCAGGGGATGGGGGCGGCGGTCGTCGCCGAGACGCTCAACCGAGAGTTCCATCAGGGCGTCCCGATCCGCACCATCTCGGCGGTGCAACTCAAGCGGGGGAAGCACGGCATCAAGGTCGCCGAGCGTCCGAAGGGCGTGACCCCGGTGACGCAGCGCGAGCAGTCGGTTGAGCAGTCGGCGGGGACGGACGGGATTGTGGCGCGGGCGAACGGCTCGCGCATCAAGACGGTGGACGACCTGCTCCGACATATCGACGCGGACCTGACGCGCTACGAGGTCGCGGAGTCGCAGGCGACCAAGTACGAGGTGGCGACCAAGAGCCCCGAGGGTGAGGTCGAGACGACCGAGCTCCACCGGGTCTACGTCAAGCTGAAGCCAAAGGCGGGGCCGTCGACGTTAGAGCAGGTCGAGGCGGTGCTCGCGGGCGCGTTCGCGTCCCGGCACCCGGTGAGTGCGCCCCGGCCAAAGCCCGTCGCGTCGGACCTCCTGCAAGGCGTGGTCATCGCCGACCCGCACATCGCGAAGCTCGCGTGGGGCGAGGGGACTGGAACCGAGAGTTGGGATACTAACAAGGCCGTGGTTACCGTGCGCGACGGTGTTAGTGCGATGCTCGAGGCGGGAAACGAGCGCAAGGTCGGCCAGCGTCACTTCTGGCTTCTCGGTGACTACTTCCACCACGACGGGCAGGGCGCGACGACGAAGGGGACGGTCTTGGACTACGACACCCGCGTCCAGCAGATGTTGAAGCGCGGGACCGAGGTGTTGTTCGACCTGATTGCGGCGAGCGCCGAGCGGGTGCCGACGAAGGTCATCCTCGTGCCGGGGAACCACGACCGCACCCTGACGTGGGCGTTGCAGCGCATCCTCGTGTCCGAGTTCCGGCACCACAAGGGCGTGACGATTGACGACAGCCACACGACGACCAAGTACCTGCGGCACGGCAAGGTCTTGATCGGGCTCGACCACGGTGACAAGGGGAAGAAGCGACTCGCCGAGGTGATGGCGGCGCAGTGCGCGGTCGAGTGGGGCCAGACCATCTACCGGGAACTCCACACGGGCCACTTGCACGGGAAGGCGGCGATCGAGACGCACGGCGGGGTGACGGTCCGCACCCACGCGGCGTTGTGTCCCCCGGACCAGTACCACGCGGACGAGAAGTTCTCGGTGAGCCCTCGGATGATCGAGGCGTTCGTGTATCATTCCGGGGGGGCGCTGGTCGGCTCGGATGCGTGGAGTCCCGACCTGCACCGCGCCCCTCGACGGGGGACGATATGAGCGCGGAGTCTGTCAAGCCGGTGGTCTGTCGAACGTGGTCACCGATCCCGTGTCCGGGCCGGAAGATGGCGCGGGACTTGGGCGAGTTCAGCTACCTCTGGGGGCTGGGCTGGGTCTGGTGGCGGAGCCGGGACGTGGTGACGCCGTGGACGGAATGTCCGTGGTGCGGCCACGAGCTCCCGACGATGGAGGCCCTCGTGCTGCGGGCCTTGCGGCGGGACGATGAGTAGACGTCGGACGAACCCGTTCACGAACCGGAAGGCCAACGTCTCGGTGCATCGGAACGGGCTGTCGATTGAGATTCAGGACGTCTCGGCGGTCGACTCGGGGCTGGTGGCGAAGGAGTTGCTTGACATCGTCCGGCAACTGGTCGCGGCGGGCTACGAGGAGCTCGTGGTGGACGCGGGGGCGTTGCACGGGGGTGGGTTCGAGACCCCGGACGAGGAGGGGGTCGAGGACTGGGTGATGCCGCCGGAAGCGCGGAAGCGCCGGATTGGGTTCACCGCGTGAATCAAGACGTGCATTAGCGTCGGTTGGATTGCTCCCCTACCCCTCCCCCTTGACAGGTGACAAGGGATGGGGTTATATTGTTAGCGTGGTCGAGACATTCCCTTTCCTTCGGAGGTCGGAGATGTCAGGTATTAAGGTTATAAAGGCGACGAGCGCGGAGATCGAAGAGTACGAACAGGGGAATACGCTCTATCCGCTATCGCATTGGGTCATCGTCGACGGCGTACGATGCGCGATCGAGCGTGTAGGGTCGAGCTACGACAACGGCCCGAAGTACGAGATTATGCTTCCGACCGGGTATCACGATAGTGGTGACAATGTTCATTCGCTTCTGTGCTATGATATGGCGGACGTAAAGGATCGCGCACTCTACTGTTCGCTCCTGCCTTGCAACGATGACTGCGCGGCGTGATCAAGGCCTGCGGATTGCATAGGAGGGCTTTACTTTTCGCGGGCGACGTTGTAGAATATGGCAACGCGGTGTAGAGGCATCGCGTACAGCAGTAAAAACAGAGGCCCCACCGATTCCGATGCCACGCGCTTGACCGCCGTGGACCTCTCTCGGAACACGGGGGGCTTCGCTGTTTGTGTATGTCTGCGGGCCTACTCTCGGTCTCCCGCAGGTCGGTGAAACGGATCACCGACGCCCAATCCTGACCGTGCCTGCCTCACCCGGTCAAACAAATCCACGCGCTGCCAGCCTGCAACGTGGTCGGTCGTCTCGGGTCGATGGTCAGGGAGTAGCACGGGGGCACAGCGGCCCCGAGAGGTTCCCCGTCGAGGGGGTCTCACCTGCGCCGGGGTGAGTACCGCAGACGGCCCCACCGCTGGCCTTCCGTCCCGCGTTGGACCCGTTACCCGTTGACGACCGGGAATGGCCCCGGCAGAACCGCAAGCCTTGACAGATGCCAAGACACCGAGATACTCTTGCTGCACCTTCTTCCATCGGAGATATGATGCCCGACTTGACGTACCTCGAGTTGTTCGCTGGCGCTGGTGGGATGAGCTTGGGACTCGAGACCGCCGGATGGCGCTGCGTGGCCCACGCCGAGATCGAGCCTCACGCTCGCGCTGTGTTGCGTCACCATTGGCCGGATGTCCCGCTTTATGGCGATGTCACCGAACTGGACGGGACGCAGTTCCGCGGCGTGACGATGGTGACGGGCGGTTCGCCGTGCCAAGACTTGAGCATCGCGGGCAAGCGGGCCGGAATGACCGAAGGGTCCGGCACCCGATCGTCGCTGTTCTTCGAGCAGGTCCGCATCTGGAACGAATCCGAAGCCCCCTACATCCTCTGGGAGAACGTCTATGGAGCATTCAGCTCGAACGCCGGACGGGATTTCGCCGCCGTCCTATCAGCCCTCGTGGGAGCCACCGTCCCTGTTCCCTCGGACGGATGGGTCCGTGCAGGTGTGGTTGCAGGACCAGCCGGAGTCGCCGCGTGGCGGACATTGGACGCTCAATACTTCGGGGTGCCACAGCGCCGCCGCCGTGTCTTTGTCCTCGGTGTTAGAGGGGGAGGGGTCGATCCCGCCGAAGTACTATCTCTCGCCGAAAGCCTGTCAGGGCATCTTGCGGCGAGCGGAGAAGCGCGGGAAGGCGTTGCCGCCGATGCTGGAGCAGGCGCTGCGATTACGTTTGACGCCCGAGGCAACGGCGACGGCGACGTGGTGAACACGATGGCGGGCGATCACCAGAACCGCGTGACGGACTATACGGCGCTGGTCGTGCGCGATATCATTGGCGTCCCCCGTCGTCTAACCCCCGTGGAGTGCGAACGATTAATGGGCTGGCCGGACCAGCATACCGCCCACGGCATCACGGAGGCTGGCAAGCCCTACGCACTCGCGGGCACCGCCCGCTACAAGCTCTGCGGGAATGGCATCGCCAGCCCGGTGACGGCGTGGATCGGGTTCCAGTTGCGGCGGCTCTTGACACGCGACAAGTAGCCCTTGTAGTATTCCTCGCACATCGCTGGTTCACTCTCCCATCGGAGGTAGCTATGACGGATGGCCCCAAGCTGGTGCAGGTGATGTACGATCCCCGGTTCGGGATGCAGGCGTTCTTCGACAACGGCGACATCGCCCAGATGGTCAACGGCGAGTGGCTCTGGGCCGGGAACATCGTCATCGACGCCGACTACCACGCGCAGGCCCCGGACGGCAAGGGCACCTACCAGACCTATCGCAAGCCGCAGGTGGCGCGGTGAGCGAGCCCGTCAGCTTCGAGACCTACATCGCGATGAAGGACGCCGAGCTCGCGTCCGTGCAGGCGAACATCGCGGCCTTCCGGCGGACCATCGACTACCTGACCGCCGGGACGTGGGACGACGTGCCGACGGGCCTGACCCCGGAGCAGGCGCATCGGGTGAGCCGGGCCGCGTTCGCGGCGATGAACGCTGACTTCGACTTCGCGGCGGCGAGCCGCGCCTTCCAAGCTGCCCGCGACCGACTGGTGCGGGACGAGCACTCGTCACTCTAAACCCAACGCACGAAGGAGAGGCCGATGGCTATCATCAAGCTGGCGAACGCAGGCGACGCGGCGACGTGGAAGGTCACGGACTGCGAGACGGTCGCCGGGAAGTTCGGGTCGCAGGTCAAGTTCACCGCCGAGAACGGCGACGTGCTCTTCATCAGCGCCGAGACCGCCGAGCGGCAGTTGAACCGCTGCGGGCTCACTACCGAGACCGCGATTGGCGAGACGCTGACCTTCTCGCGGCAGGCCAACACCAAGACGCCGGGGGCCGCGCCGTATTGGAGCATCGAGGTCGCTGGGCCGCAGGCCGCGCCGTCGAAGCGCCTCGCGCCTCCGGCCCCGGTCCAGACAGAGGTGGTCGGGGGGCTCGACGCCCGGATGAGCATCGCGAACGCCTACCTCGCGCTCTACCATCACGTCCGTCGGGCGCTCCCGCAGGAAGCTGCCGAGGCGGTGCAGGCCGCGACCGCGACCATCTGGATCTCGTGGGATAAGCGCGGCCTCCAGCCGGACGGGCGGGACGTCAAGCCGACCACCGAGACTGGTCCGGCGATTCCGACCACCCCGCCCCCGAGCGGGAAGCGCCTCCCGTCCCCGTCCTCGGCGGTGCGCGGATCACCGGCGGGCGAGCCGGACTTCAGCAAGTTCCCGCCGCCGTCGGACGCGGACGCCCCGGCGTGGGACGACTTGCCCTTCTGACGTCAATGCGTTGCGCTCTGGAGAAGTGTCGGATGGTGCTGGTCGAGCGCATCGACCGACTGGGGCGGGTGGTCTACACCTGCCCCGGTTGCACCCGGCGGAAGGCGGGCGTCTGTGTCCGATGCCCGAAGCCGGTCTACGGAAAGGTCGGGGTCGCGAAGTATTGCGAGTGGCACAAGGTCATCGCGCACCGCGAGGACCATCTGCGCTACCGGCTCCGGCACCTCGAGCGGTACAACAAGAGCGCGGCGATCCGGCAAGCCCGGAAGCGGGCCGAGGAGCGGCAGGGTCGCCCCGCGCTTGACCAAAAGACCGTCGGACGGATTCGCGGGTTGGCACGAGCCGCTGCGCTGACGCCGGAACGACGGAGCGAGATTGCGAAGAAGGCCGCACGAACCCGCTGGCAGAAGCACCGTCAGCGCGAGATGCTCAAACGAATGCAACAGGCCACCACTCCCATCGGAGGCACCAATGCTTGACCTCGAGACCCGCATCGGGATCGCCCCGCTCGACCACCTGCTCGCCGAACGCGAGCAACTGGTCCGCGAGGCCGCGTCCTTGTACGCCCTCTACGGCCCGTTCGGGACCGCCGAGCACCGCCGGAAGGTCGCCCTCGCGCTCGCGGAGTTGCAGGTCCGCGCCGAGGCGACCGAGAAGATGACCGAAGGGAAGGTCGACGCGATGGCTCGGACGCACCCGACCTACCTCGCCTTCCTCGACGGGATGGAGGCGGGCCGCGCCGAGTGGCTCGTCACCGAGACCCGGATACAAGGCATCACCGACCAGATCGCCCGTGGCAACGCCTTGACGCGGTACGCCGCGACGGAGCCCAAGTGATGCGCGACTACCACGGCCCGAGCGCCGAGGCGGGTTTGACGGCGCAAGAGTACCGCGAGACGATGGAGGAGTACTACGCGGAGTTGGACGATCGGATGGATTATGCGGACACCCCAGACGAGGAGGAGGAGACCGATGACGAATGAGACGACGACGGAGGTCGACTGGCCGCGAGCGATGGCCGATGCCGAGTGGCTGGCCGGGAGCACGGCAGACACGGCGGAACGGAACCTCGCTCGAGCCTATCTCGAGCTCCGCAACTACTACATCACGCTGACCCAGCAATGAGCGACGAGACCGAGCTCTACATCCAGCGGAAGCAGACCGCCGTGAACTTCGGCCTGTTCGCGATTGAGCAACAGGTTGCCAAGTTGCCGGAGGCGCGGAACACGGACCCGCTGACCAGCCACAAGGCGGCGGTTGCCAACGCGCCGCGTCGAGGCTCGCAGGCGCTCCGCATCCTTGCGACCTACCTCGAGATGCCACAGACCGACGAGTCGGCAGCGGAGATGGCGGGCGTTCCGGGGGGCTGGAAGCGGTGCTCCGATCTCCGGCGGCTCGGCTACATCGTGCCGACTGGGACGACGGCCCGCACCAGCTACGGCGTTGAGGCGAACGTTTGCGCCATTACGCCGTTGGGCCGCGAGGTACTGACCAATGGCCGGTGACTTTGACCTCTCCGACTCCGACTACCACAACGACAACTGGGAGAACTCTGGCGGTGATGATTTCTATGCGAAGCAAGCGGACGTCTGCCGTACCTGCGGTGACGATGTTGGGGCGGATGCGCTCGACGATTTCCGACGCTGCGAGGAATGTCGTGCTCAACCTACCCGACTCACCCTCGACGAGCCCTGACCGCCCGCCCGTGATCGAGACGCGGAGCGAGTACCGAGGCAACCGCCTGACGCATCGGTTTTATCCCGAGCACTACGCCCGCGTCGTCTTGGCGCGTGATAACGCGAGACGTTATGGGGGGCTGTCGTGAAGCGCACCCCGCTCAAGCGCAAGACCAAGCTCGTCGCCAAGACCAAGCCAAAGGCCAAGAAGCGCACCGCCTCGGATTTCGCTCGCGTCTACGGGTCGAAGGCGCGGGTCGCGTGGGTCGTCGCGCAGCCCTGCCTCGTCTGCAAGGGGGGGCCGTGCGAGAACGCCCACATCAAGTCGGGCGGGGTCGGGCGGAAGGCGGACTACACCCAGATCGTCCCGCTCTGCGCCAAGTGTCATCGCCTCCAGCACCAGAAGGGCTGGGCCGCGCTCGGCTACAACGCCGCCCGGCTCGAGTACGCCGCCTACCGCACCCAGTTCTGGTGGGCGCAGACCCGCGAGGCCGCTGGTGGCGATTAGCTTGACCCTCCCCGAGCCCCCGTCGGCCAATCGGTACTGGCGGGTGGCTCGCGGACGGCCCTACCTCTCCGCCGAGGCGCGGGCCTACAAGCTCGAGGCGCGGGCGATCGCGCTCCGGGCCGGGGTCCGGGGGCTCCCGTTCCCGAAGAGCCAGCCTGTCCGGGTGACCCTGCATTGGCACCGATCCCGGCGGGCGGGGGACTTGGACAACCGAGCGAAGGTCGCGCTCGACGCCCTGAACGGCCTGCTCTGGGCCGACGACCAGCAGATCGTAGAGCTCCACCTGTTCCGGCACGACCGCCCCCGTGATGGGGCCTTACTTCTCACCGTTGAGGCGTTACCCGAATGACCGACCAGACCCCCGCCCTCCTGACCGTCACCGAAGTCGCCCGCCGTCTGGGTGTCTCCCGGCAGCGCATCCACCAGCGCATCCAAGCCGGAAGCCTCAAGGCCGACCGGGTGCCGAGCCCGACGGGGCGGTTCCACTACCTCCTGCCCGCCGACCAGTTTGTTGACACCCCGGTGACTGCCGAGGCGATGGCCTGACGGGACCGAAAAAACCCCGAACGATTTGTAACGATGCGCGAAGGGGGGTTGATAGGCGACAAGCGACCCATATATTCCCTCGTGTCGGCAATGATGCCGACCTCTCATCGGAGACTGCAATGACCGCCACGACTACCATCCGCACCCCAAAGGGCAAGAAGATTACCGACCGCCAATACTTCGCGCTGTGCGGGGCTGCGTTCTCGCGCAACACGTCGCAGGAGTGCTCTAACGGGTGCCTTGATTGTGCCGCGTGGTACGGTGGTCCGTGCCGATGGGAAGTCGCGGATCGGTTGCAAATCAAACAAGACTAACCGCACCATCTCACCGGGCCGCGTGGTGCGGCCCCTCCCCTATCAGGAGACCATCGATGTCCCGTCAGGAACGTGTCGCCCAGCAGCTTGTCGAGAAATACGGCCTCGCCCGCGCTCGGATTCGCGCTGGGACGCGGGGCCACCGCCACCTCTGCATCCTGCCCGCCATCCAGAACCGCCGCGTCACCGAGTCCGACGTGTTCAAGTGGACCTTCTGGCATTGCGTCTCGGCCTCCCTCAACAAGATGGCCCGCTCGGATACCCTCGATGCGTGACCCCCTCTCGCCGAACGAGTTGAACCAAGTCGGCCTCGTCGTGTTAGCGGTCGGGTGCCTCGCCATTTGGATCGCCTCGCGCCTCCTCCGATGAAATGGCACAAGCTCAACCAACGGGGCGACATCGTCGCCAGCACGACCGCCCCTGACAAGGCCACCGCCTCCGCGAACCTCGGGGGCGGCACCATCGTGTCGGACCTCTCCTACCGCGCCACCGCGACGACGAGCAACACGAAAGGCATTGCGGCGAAGAAGCCCAAGTACCCGACGCTCCCCGAGGGCCATCTCTGGAGCCGGTTCGCCGCCGCCGAGGTCGGGCTCTCGCTCCAACGCTTCCTCGAGATCACCCGCACCCTCAACTTGACGCCGGGCCGGATGACCCGTATCAATGGGACGCGCCAGATGTTCTACTGGTCCCCCGAGGACATCGCGCTCGTCAAGCAGTACCACGCCAGCCGCTACAGCCCCGCCCGCCTCGCCGCCGCCGCCGCCAAGCGTCGGACCTCGCTCCTCCACCACCACGCCCGTCGCTGGGGCTGGCTCCCCACCCCGTCCGAGGATACCGCCAAATGAACTTGACCGAGACTCTCGCCGCCCTTGCTGGTTGCGCTACCGGCGTCCTGCTCACCTTCCTCGTCAAGATCTACATCGCCGAGGACCACGACACGGACGCCTATCGTCAGGGCTACGAGGCCGCGCAAGCCGAGCAGCGGCAACGCAACGAGGCCCGCGCCCGGAAAGCCGCCCAGACCCGCCGAGCCAAGTCGTGATCGACTACTGCCCGGTCTGCCACGACAAACGCACCGACCTTGACGCCATTAAGCGCCACAACATCCAATGCGCCACCACCGGCGAACGGGCCTACCCGGAACGCCAGACCTACCGCCGACCCCGACCCACCGAGGTACCCCGTGACTGGCAAAGGTGACACCCCACGCCCCGTCTCCGTCCCGCCCGAGGTGCTCGAGGCCAACTGGAAGGCGACGTTCCCCGAGCCCGACAAGCAACCAGAGACCCTCGGCGATCCCGAGGAGTGAGCCCACACGAGACGCGGGTGGGGCGCAACCGTCCCGGTCTGACATTGCCGGTCGCCACTACGCTCGTAAGGTCGGAGAGGGCGACACTCCTCCGAGCATACCACGCCCGATGACCCGACCTCGCACCCCGTCTCCCCTCGATTCCCAAACACAGACCAATGACTAACTGGCGCTCCGTCCCCATCGGCGACATCAAGCCGAACCCGAACAACCCGCGCATCATCAAGGACGACAAGTTCAAAAAGCTCGTCCAGAGCATAAAGGACTTCCCCGAGATGCTTACGTTGCGCCCGATTGTCGTCAACGCCGAAATGGTCGTTCTTGGCGGCAATATGCGCCTCAAGGCCTGTCAAGCCGCTGGCCTCAAGGAGGTGCCGACCATCCTTGCATCCGGATTGACGGATGAACGCCAGCGCGAGTTCATTATCAAGGACAACGTCGGCTTCGGCGAGTGGGAGTGGGACACGCTCGCAAACGAGTGGGACGCGGACCTCTTGGCGGAGTGGGGTCTGGATGTGCCGGAGTTTGAGAAGGCCCCTGCCGACGGCCTCACCGACCCTGACGAGGTTCCCGAGGCACCCGCCTACCCCGTGTCGGTGCTTGGCGACCTGTGGATTTTGGGCAACCACCGCGTCCTCTGCGGCGATAGCACCAATAGCACAGCGTGGGATAGGTTGATTGTAGACGCAGAACAGGCCGCGATTGTTTGGACCGATCCACCTTACGGCGTGGCGTACACCGGCAAGACCAAAGATGCCTTGACGATTGAGAATGACGCGCTGGACGAATCCGGCCTTGCCTCGTTGTTGCAAGCGTCCCTTGGATTGGCATATACCCATTGTCGCGACGGAGCCGTGTGGTATGTAGCGGCCCCGGCGGGGCCGCTACATCTCGTGTTTGCGTCGGTACTGCGAGACCTTGACGTATGGCGACAGACTATCCAATGGGTAAAAGACCGATTTGTAATGGGCAGGTCAGACTACCATTATCGAAATGAACCTATCTTCTACGGATGGAAGCCCGGAGCGGCTCACTACTTTGTAGACGATCGTACACAGGATACCGTGTGGGAAATAGCCCGCCCAAGCGCCAATCGAGAGCACCCAACGATGAAACCAGTCGAACTGGTCGAACGGGCGCTTAAAAACAGTTCGAAGGTATCCGACGTAGTTCTTGAGCCATTCGGCGGCTCTGGCACAACGTTACTGGCCGCCGAACGCACACAACGCATCGCCCGTCTGATAGAACTTGATCCCAAATACGTCGATGTCATCGTCAAGCGGTGGCAGGACTTTACAGGCAAAGACGCCATCCATAGCGTTACGGGTGAGACGTTTAACTCAATGGCGTCAAGCAACGGAAGAACAGCCAATGGCTAATCCACGCGGTAATCCGCAGAACCTCAAGCCGTTCCCCAAGGGAAAGTCGGGCAACCCTAAAGGACGGCCCAAGCTGCCGGACATTTCCGAGGCCCTTGCCAAGATCCTTGCGGACGAAAAGGACGGCACCTCGGCACTCGAGGCGACCCTGATGGCGCTGCGGGCAAAAGCCGTTAAGGGCGACATCCGGGCCGCTGAAGCCCTACTGGACCGCGCCTTCGGCAAGCCCCGCCAGTCGGTCGATCACACGACGGGCGGTGACAAGCTGGTGCCGAACACCATCAAGGTCGAGCTCATCGCCCCCTCCGCTGACGAGTGAGCGCCCTCACGCTCCAGACCCCGCAGGCGTTCGCGTTCCTCTTCACGCCCCCGCTCGGCGACCTGCGCTACCGCGTGGCCTACGGGGGCCGAGGCTCCGCGAAGTCGTGGCAGTTCGCCCGCGCCCTGCTCATCCACGGGCTCTCGCGCCCGATGCGTATCCTCTGCGCCCGCGAGTATCAAGCCAGCATCCGCGACTCGGTGCATCGCGTCCTCGCCGACCAGATCGAGATGCTCGGCCTCGGCGGGTTCTACACCATCCAAGAGTCCGCCATCTTGGGAGCCAACGGGACCGAGTTCCTGTTCAAGGGGTTGCGGCGGGACATCGCGCAAATCAAATCGACCGAGGGCATCGACCTCTGCTGGGTCGAGGAAGCCGAGGCCGTCTCCGACCATAGCTGGCGCACCCTCGTCCCGACCATCCGGAAGCCGGAGTCCGAGATCTGGGTGACGTTCAATCCGGCGATGGAGTCCGACCCGACCTACCAGCGGTTCGTCAAGACACCGCCCGAGCGGTCGGTGGTCCGGCTCGTCAACTACCGAGACAACCCGTGGTTCCCGAAGGTGCTCAAGGAGGAGGCCGACGCCCTGCTCCGCGCCGATCCCGAGGCCCACGCGCACGTCTGGGGCGGGAAGCCGTGGGCGCGGTCGGACGCGCAGGTCTTGTCGGGCAAGGTCAAGGTCGCCGAGTTCACCCCCGGCGATGGCTGGCAGGGGCCGTACTACGGGGCCGACTGGGGCTTCGCGCACGACCCGACCACGCTCGTCCGGCTCTGGACGCACGACGGGCGGCTCTATCTCGAGCACGAGGCGGGCGGGGTCCAGCTTGACACGGACGCCACGGTGCGAGCGTTCGACGAGGTGCCGGACAGCCGGAAGTACGCCATCCGATCCGACTCGGCCCGACCCGAGACCATCGCCGAGATGAAGAAGCGGGGCTTCCGTACCGAGGCCGCGCCGAAGTGGTCGGGCTCCGTGCAAGACGGCATCCAGCACCTCCGCAGCTACACCGACATCGTTATCCACCCCCGATGCAAGCGGGCGATCGAGGAGGCTCGGCTCTGGCGCTACAAGACCGACCCGAGGACCGAGGAGGTCTTGCCGCATCTGGTCAGCGGGAACGACCACATCTGGGACGCCGTGCGTTACGCCCTCGCCCCGCTCATCAAGAAGGGGCCGAGCGTGTTCGTCGTCTAACAGGCACCCGGCTACCCGTTCGGGGTCGCTTACGTTCGTAAGTGGTACCGGGGTGTCATTTACTTACCGCGCCCCGTTGTTAAAGGTTGCCCTTGCGCGGTTGCTTGCTCTCGCGTACCCTTGATGGTGGCGAGTCCCACCCCTTCACCTTCGGGGCGCACGTTTGACTGATACCGAGCGCAAGCCGTTGTTCCGGCGCGTGAGCGATGCGCTCCGCGTACTCGCAGGGCAGGAGGCCGGTGAGTCGACCCGCGCCATCATCCCGACGACGTATCCCAACTTCCCCAGCGGACAGCAGCAGATGGCGCTCGTCCGCACCGCGAACCCCGGCGAGTACCGCTACGACGGCTCGACGATCCGCAATCAGGGGTTCAATAAGCACCCGGTCGTTCACGCCTGTATCCGCGTTGTCGCGGACATCGTCGCATCGGTTCCGCTCGTGGTCTTGCAGGAGAAGGGCAACTACGAGAGCCGCGTCGGGGAGGACCACCCGCTCCA